GATGAGCAGATTGACTCTGTTTATACCGATGAGCTATGACACCAAGAAATAGCCGTCAGGTCATTGTAGATAGGCAAGCGCATGCGGTGATTCCACCTAGAAAAATAGCGAAACCATGGAAAGATACAAAGATCAGCTCGCTAGAGCGAAATGAATTACTTCGAACAGTTAAACGTTTAGGCAGCACACTATGGAAAAAATGGTCAGGCTATCATCGGCGAAGTTTGGTTGAAACTAAGATGCATTGCATCAAGTTATTAGGCGATAAACTCAGTGCTAGGAATTTTGACAGCCAAGTGAATGAGATCCATGCACGCGTAGCCGTATTAAATAAATTTACAGAATTAGGCAGACCTCATACCCAAGTTGTAACCTAAATTTTAGCAACTTAGGAAAACTCTGCCGTCAAAGGCTTTATGCAACAAAGCCACTAAAAAACAAAAGTATACACTCTTGTTTTTTAGTCTAGTATTTCAATGTTATTAAATTAAATAGCGACTAATTCCTCAATTTTCTCAAGATCGATTATTTTTTTAATATAAGACCAAGTTTTTTCAGCATTAATTAAATTTTTATCAATTGTTCCATCATTAATAACTCCATCGAGGATATTAAGAAATAGATTGGTTAATGCAGCTGCATCTTCTACCTGAATTTTAATTAAAATAGAAAAAACAAGCTCATAGAGCCATTCTCTATATTCATTAATAGGATTTTTAACGGATGGGTAAAGTTGTACTACTTCCATAGTTGCCTTTTTAAATAAGCATCCATTAAAGTCTTCTGTGTAAATCCAGTCAATATACCAATTAAATAAGCTTCTGAGTTGAACTAAAGGTAGGTCATTGGTATTGATTCTTTCTAATATAGCAGACTGTATATCAGAATTCCTTTTATAAAGGCATGATTCTATTAGCTTTTCCTTTGAAGGAAAATACTTGTAGAATGTCATCTTTGCAACATTGGATTCAGCAATAATTCTGTCCACTCCAATAGAGTTATAGCTTTTTTCATTAAAAAGGGCAGTTGCTGTTTTTATAATAGTGTCTCTTTTTGACATCGATTTCCCCGTAGTAAATCTTTTGAAATCCGTTTCTTTTTTAAGGCTAGTGCTCTGGCAAAAGTCAGTTTAATCATATTGAAAACGCTAATGTAATACAACATGTGAGAGCCTAAAAAATAGTATTTTTCGATATTAATTGTTATTTGATTCATTAAAAAAATTCATTAAATTATCCATTGATTTGTAGTAATAATAAACCTAATATCAAATTGTTTAGGGATGAGTATACAATTTTATTTAGTAGCAAATGAATGCACGATTAAAATAATGGGGAACTCATAACCTAACTATAAGAATTAATTTGTTATTGAGAATGATTATGTCAAAAAAATTTGAAGATTTCGATAATCCAAGACAAAAGGCATTACTGGGGATGAAGAATAGTATTCCTACAGAACAGTGGGAAGAAAATCTAAAATTTCTCAAACAATTAAGAGTGAGAATTGCTGAATTACCAGTATGTAAACATCCGGCGATCGAAGTTTTAAATAATGGATTGCTTGATAAATTCACTTTAACAAGAATTCATTTAGAATATCGTCATGCGATTGTTCAGATCTTTACTGATGCCTTATTAATGGCCCAGTTCCAGACAAAACAATTGGAGCCTAAACTCCATTCTGGAGCTAAAATGTTTCCACGCGTTTTATTAAGTTTAAATGTACTTGATGAATTTGGTTTTAGACCAGGAACAGACCCGGACAATTATTATCTAGGTAATCCGGAGTATGCACATTATCCTTTATATGAAGATTTATTGAATGATTATGGTTTGAGTGAGAAGGACCGTAGAGAGTATCAACCTTCAAAAATTGCAGATCAGGTAAGAAATTTTCTAGAATCATCTTATGATAGTTATATTAAAGTAGTTGCTTTACTTGCAGTAGCGGAAGAAGAAGTGATTCTTTTTAGCCCACCACTTCGTGAAGCGACTAAAGCCATTGGCGTGGATGTTGAAGGTGGCGGCTATTACCATGTTCATGGGGTATCTACTGACGAAACCTCAGAAGCAGCAGATGATGATCATGAAGATGATCTCTGGTTTGCGTTAGCGCAAGCAATAACTAAAGAAGACTATGAGAGCTTAACAACGCTTTGTATGGATTATTGTGCTTTATGGAATGAGTTTTGGGATGCACAAATTGCTGATATTCACTACTTAGAAGCAAAGAAGTTAGCATAACTTGTATTCATAGTAAGACGAATAATTGATAAAAACTAAAAAGCCTATTCATATATGAATAGGCTTTTTTAATACTTTAAATCCAGCCCATCTATAAACTAATAACCTGAAGTATTTCATTTAATACATTATTTGCATCTGTTGGAAATGATAGAATTACGAAAGTCAGTAAGTTGATATGTATGGGGCTTAAAAACATGCATCCTATAAGTGTGAGCAAATGAATACATTCATATACAGCTATCTAAAATTTTTAACCTATTGAAAATACAAGGGTTTACGTCTTGTTCCCACCATTTACAATCCAAACCAGATTAGGCGGATTCTACTTCTTTTATAATATACCTGTGGTTTTTGTATTTTTATTAAAGTGAATTAAAACAAGAATTTATAATCGGAATATGACGTATTTTATTGTTAACTAAAAACGCTTGTAGACTATTTGTAGACTGTTGAGAAACATGGTTAAATCAAAGTCCGCTAAAACAGGTTTAAGACATGAAACTCAACAAATCTGCTGTTGATGCTATTCCATTAACTGAAAAAGGTCAAAAAATATATAGAGATGCAGAACTGATCGGTTTTGCTGTTCGGGTAACTAATAAAAGTAAAACCTATATTGTTGAAAGGAGGCATGAAGGTGAACTCTATCGAGTGACAATTGGTAAAACCACCGATATTCCTGCAACAAATGCTCGAGCAAAAGCTCAGATGATTCTGGCGAAAATTTCAAACAATGAATATGAAAAGCCTATCAAATTAAAGAATGTTGCTAATCCTTTAGATATTACAGTGAATGAAGCTCTTCAAATTTATATTGATAGAAATGACTTTAGGCCAAAAACAATTAGGCAGTACCGTAAGTACTTTGAATTATATTTGGGGTGGGGCAACAAAAAACTTTTCCAGATATCTAAGCAAGAAGTTTTGGATCGATTTATTGAGGTATCAGAAGTAAGTGAGTCGTCAGCAAATGGTGCTGTATCTCTTTTAGGTACCTTATGGAAGTATATTCATGTTCTTTATTCAACAGATGAGAACCCGATTCTTAAAAGTAATCCAGTTGATATTATTTCCGTAACAAGAGGTTGGAATAAAATAGCAAGTAGGGATAGACATCTCCATAAAGACATCATTCACAAATATTACAATGCAGTGCTTCATTATGAAGATGAGTTAAATCTGGAAAATACTGCTAGATCAAACACGCATCGGGATATCGTATTAATGTGCATGTATACGGGATGCCGTAAACAGGAGGCATGTTGTCTAAAGTGGTCTGATGTAGATATTAAAAATGGTACCTTAACTTTTAGAGATACCAAAAATGGTTCAGATCATACTTTTCCTATTGGTGATCATCTACACAGTATTTTGCGTGAACGTTGGTTATTAAGAGAAAACGATTGGGTTTTCCCAGCTACTAAGATGCCTACTTCGTGGAATATGCATGCAACTAAGGTAGATACATTATTGAATAGAGTGGGTAAGGAAGTTGACTATTACGTTTCAATGCATGATTTCCGTCGTACATTTGCCACTATATGCAACCTTTTAAGATTTAATATTTATGTGACAAAAAGACTTCTTAATCACACGGCTAAACCAAGAATTGATGTGACAGGTGGTTATGTTCAAATTCCAGATGAGGAATTAAGAGCTTCAATGAACATGATTGAAGCGGTGTATCAAGGTAAGATTGATTGCTTTAATTACCAATCTGTATGGGCAGAAAGGTTAAAAGAAATAAAGGCGGTCTAAACCGCCTTTAATCAAATAACTAATTTAAGTTTAGAAGGATGTTGTGGCTGTAAATCTAATTGCGTAATTTTATTTAATAGATCTAGAGATATATTTAATTCATTAGCTATATCAATTGCTGAAATTCCTTTTTTACTTAAAGCTTTGAAACATGTATTTAGTAAAGTTGGAACTTCTTTAGGTATTTCATGATCTTCTGATTCTAAAATAGCCTCACCAGTACGCTTCAAATGAATATAGCCACTACGATAACTTGTTTCATTTAAAAGATCTAAAGATTTAGCTCTATAGAGCAAAGCTGCCTTACTTATTTTCCAATTTGTTTTCATCTCACTTAATTTATTCCAATTAAATCTACCATTAAAGCAATTACGGAAATGAGAAATCATCATTTCTTGTGGAATAAGTAAAGCACTAGCAAAACGATGCGCTTGCGACTCAGTGAGAGTGTCACCTGTAACACAACCATCATGTAGTACAAGATGTCCTAATTCATGAGCTAAATTAAAACGCTGGCGACAAGTACTACTAATTTCGTTATTAACAAAGATTGGTCTTTTAGATGCAATAGATAGAGCATCGACTTCGCTTGAAACACTTGGAAAAGTAGTTACAAAAATTCCAAGCATTTCAGTTAATTGAGTCATATCGCTAATAGGTCCCAACCCTAAATTAAAATATTTTCTAAATTGAAGCGCAGCATTTTCAATATCTTGAAAATTCTTTACAGATTCAACAGAAGGTATTGAATACTTAGGGAGCCTTAAATTTGCCTCTATAAATTCTACTAACCTTTTTAAATATTCACCCTGAGCGATCACTGATTGCTTTGTAAAAATTTTGGCAGTTTTGTTGCTTCGAAAATTGATTTGTTCTTCTTGTAAAATCGGATGAGAACTGTAAAAAATATCCGTTTTTACATTGAAGAAGTTGCTAAGTACATCAATTAAATCAGGTGTAGGAACAACTTGGTTCATTTCAATTTTATGCAAGAATTGGCGTGACTTACCAACATGAATTGATAAGTCCTCTAAAGACAAATGATTAAATTGACGTAAGAGCCGCAATTCTAGACCATTAAAATAAGTATTCATTTTCTCATCAACTTTTGCCTATTTGCTGTTGAAGATTTACTTGATTCCGCTTGCATCATCTAAATCATCATCAGCTAATAGATCATCAATATTATAGCGTTTCAATTCTGCTGGTTCTGGCAATATAGCCGCTGGATCAAAAATAAATCTAGAAGTCTTATTAGATGTCCAAGCTGTAATCGGCTGTAATTTCTGGTTAAAACCAACAAAAGCGATAAATGTTTCTTCGTCATCAGTTTTAGCTGGAACCAAAATGAATCGCCAAAAAACAGGAACTTTTGAATCAGATTCAAATAATTCTAGATTGTAACTTTGCTTAAAAAAGTTTGGTCTTTTCGGTTTTAAATGATCAGATTCTTTAAAAAAACGGATACCAGGTGTGTTTCCAATTTTAAAGGTGAATTTATTTGAAGAATCTTCTAAATATGTTGGAGATGGGGCATTGCCACTACGAATTTCACGAGCAAACCTATTACGGCATCTTCCAAAAATTGCACAACTGATAGTGTAGTTATCATCATCTTTTCTACTAAGATCTTGAGTAGTTTGTGAAAAAACTTCTAGCATATGGTTAGCAAAAAAGCTTAATGTTTCATCATTCAGTGATGCATCATAATAGCTTGGTGGGGGATTCTTCGATAAATCCATAATTAAGTCCTAAAGAGATTTGGGTAATCAAAATTTATTGCAAATTTTGAAAAGTGTCAACTAAAACTTTTTGCAATTTTAATTATTTGTCACCCAATATTTATCATGGAAACTACAATTATTTCTTAACTGAATCCTTATACAGTTGCAAGTTGCGCTGTATTAAGCACAGTCCTGCTTTGCTCATACTTTAAAACGTCTTTCTTTTTATATGAAACACGTCTTCCAATTTTCGAAAAAGGCAGTGATGATTGATCACAACGCATTCTGGCTAATGTCCATGGTGAGCAATCTAAATAAAGGGCAACAACTTCTTGGGGGAATTTTTGTTCTTCATTAGCCATAATGAAGCGATCCAAGTATTCTTGTTGCTCTTCATCAGATAGATTTCTCAAGTCTTTTAGCATTTTACCCCTCCTTACTTTCCGCTTTAACTTCTAACTGGATGCCTTCATATGTGCCATCACCCCCACAATTCAGACAGTGTGTATATATGCCTAAACCATCCCCATCAGGACTAAAGTTTTCAGGTAATGAAACATCTATAAATTCAGTACCGCCAATTGGCTTCGTATGAATATGAGGGGCAAGGCCGTAATAGGGGAAAATGCATTCACCGTTCCCGTCATCACAAAAATCACATGTTTTAACTTTTAATCCACTCATCCTTTAGTTCCTCAACTCATTACGTTCTTTCTTCAATTGACGCAAAAGGTTGTGAAGAGTAACGGTTACAGCTTTATCTAGACTTTTGGTTGAATGAAACTCTGCTAGTTGAGAAAGCGCTAAACCAAAAATGTGGTATGCAAACACCTTTGCAGCCTCCGGATTATTTTTGAGAAGCCCCTCAGTACTAGGGCAAATAACTTCTTTAAAAATATGAATTGCTACCTGATCGGGAGTGCCTTCAATTCTGCTAGGGTTTAAATTAACTTCTCCAATAACTTTGCTCATTCCGCAGCTCCTGATTCTTTATCTACTAATGCACTGTAAACATCTTTAGCTTCTTTAAGAGTAAGGAACTCTGGACCTGAACCAACAGGCCCTAAGCAGACACAAGCCATTGCCATTATAGTTTTGCGGTTTGGTTCCTTTGGAATCAGAATATGAGTATCTGGCACCGTCTGAGCTTTGGCTCTTGCTTTCCATGCCTTAAACATCTCGTGTTTTAAATATGATTTATTAGCATATTCCTCAGAAGTAGGATCTAAAGGCAACTCACCATGTCTTTTAAAAAAATAAGCATCAAAATCTTCAAGTTCTTGGTTTAGATCAATCATTTAGGCCACCATTCTATAAATACGTTTAACTTCATGATCCAGCTCATCCATTGCAGAGCGACCTTCTTTGAAATACTTCAAAAGCATTAGTTTGTATCGCTCTTGAGCCGCTTTGTTCATCACACCTTTATCGGTTAAGGAAAGGGTAGGCTTATTACCTTTAATAAGGTTCACGCCGTGTGGTGTACCTTTACCGCGATACCCAGCATTTACGTTGAACACTATGAACTTTTCGAAAAGCTGCATGGGTAGCAGCTTTGGCTCGAAAAGAAACTCTGGAGTAGTTTGTTTCGACATTAGAAAGGTTCCTCCAGTAAATAATCAGGTTCGTTTGATGCCGCATTTTGTAACTCAAAGCGACGTTTCTTAACAAAATCCATGAGTCGTGATTGAATCTGTGGATCTCGTGCGGCCACATCTATTTCCAAAGCATCTAGCGTTGTAAGGTCTGGTGCAGTTTGGATTTGAACCATTAAAGAGGGTGGCTCATTAGCAGATGCCTTTTCTTTTTCTAGCTCTTCAAGACGTTTGTGAGTGGCGAGAAGGATAGGCTTCATTTGTTCGTCATCCCATGTGCGGGTATAACGATAAACCGCGTTTACTTCTGCAGGTGTTTTTGACTCTTTTACACGCTGTAGAAGAGTATCTAGGGTTTGCTGATATTCTGGATCTACTTTAGGCTCGTTAGTTTCTGGAACTAACAGATCCTCAGATGTGGTGACATTTGTTTGTTCGGTAATAACAATTGTTGGTTGAATTTCTGCAGAAATAACTTCAATAGGCTTTTCTGCTTTTGATTTCTTGCCACGCTGTTTCTTTTTTTCATCACCTAAGCGAATAACACTTAAATCGTCACTAACTTCAAAACCTAACGCTTTGGACAGTGCTTTTAATTGAAGCTTGGCGTTTTCTGCATCACGTTGAACGAAGCCACAGTTAATAGAATCAATTAATGCGGTGGTTTTAAAATTCACGACGTAAATAGAAGGCGAATATGTAGTAATTACAAAAACATCCTGACCTTCTTCATACTCATCAATAGTTAATGGCTTTGTGAATGTAATGCCAGCCAGCTCAATAGTTTCGATTTTGATGCAGAATTCAAAACCCGGTTTACCAAAAACAGAAGCGGGGAATTGATCTAAGTCAGAAAAGTCCAACATGTCTCCAATAGGACGACAAAGAACAGTTTTACCTTTTTGAAGAGCTGCAAATGCTTCAGCTGCAGTGATTAGATTATTCATGCTGTCATCCCCGTTTTAGCTAATGTTTCAATGTCTTGTTTAACTGCCTTAAGTTTTGCTGCTTCAATTTGAATAAGGGCATCGATACCTAAGTGCTCACATACTGTTTTTACGTCTAGGCCACGTTCAGCAATAAAGTTTTGAAGTTCGTCTCTTTGTTGATCTGAGATGCCGTTAAATTCAGGGGGACTAATCCAAGTGCCACGTTGTTTATCAAACGTGCAATTCAATGCTTTAGCTCTCATTAACATTGCTTGTCGCATGTTCTGGTAATACATGTGTTCTTTATCAAGCGACTCAGTTAATTGATTAAGGTCACCTGCATGCTCAGCTTCTTCACAGCTTTGTTTCCAGTTTTCTAGCTCTTCTTGGGCTTTAGCTGCTGCAAGTTGTGCAGGCGTTAAGGTGTTAATGTGATCTTTAGCTTGAGTAATCAGGTCAGCCAAGAAAGTAGGGTGTGCTTTAAGATCAGGTACCCATACTTCACCGGTTTCACCGCCTAAAGCACCTGAGTTTTTCGCATGATGTGTAGGCGAAGGTTTGAAATTAATAACGCGGGCATTTTTACCTTCACCAGTAGTAACAGTTGTTAGATAACCCATGACATCTGCGATACGGTAAAGCTCGTTACGGTTTTTACCACCTAGATCTGGGCGGTAAATAATTTGATCACCGTTTTGATCTTCTGAAGCATGGGCAATGAAAACGACATCTTTACCTAGACTGATTAAAGTGTTGATGTATTGCTTGAATGTTTGGTTCGCTAAACCTTGAGCCTTTAACTTTAAAGAACCATCTTTTTGACGGTTATTTGCCGTAAGTAACAGGTGGGTTTTAATGCATTCAAGCATTGCACCCACGGTATCAATGACTACGGTTTTATAAGGTGCTAAGTCTTGAGGAGTTAGGTTTGCAACATCACTCCATTGTTGAACCTGTACAACCGCACCACGACGTAATTCACCAGTACGGTGAGCACCACGGTCAAAGTCAAAAGAAATTGCTTTTTCCGCAGTAAAGCCCATTGATGATTTACCTAAACCCGGATCAGCGTATAGGTACACAATAATTGCTTGAACCAATAAGGTTTGATCAGCCGTAATAATAGGTAGAGCCATTTTTCTTATCCTCATCTAGAGCCGGTGAAGCCGCGTTTTTGCTTGTAAGCTTTGCGGTCATAAGTAGGGATATTTGTTTCACGCAGTTTTATAGCGAGCTGCTTTCTGCGTTGAAAATCGATTTCTTGGGTGAGTTCATTCCAAACTTTTGGATAAGAAGTTTGGAACCTGAACACATTTAAAGGCGTCTTAACTCCGTCTTTAACTTTGTAAAGAACTGAGCCATTAGCATTAGATGCGTACACTTGCCAGCCAATGCGAACAGAGTAGAGGCCCTTATCATCACGGCCTAAAAATGACTTGTAGCCGTCTGGGTGTTTTTTGAAATTAGTCATCTTTAAGCCTCCAACAACTTGTTACGTTCGATGAAGCCTTTTAGAAGGCCATTGATGTTTCGGATGTCTTCAAATTCGGTGAAATCGTTATATGACTTACCATTAACATCAGTGATTTCATTTACTGTGAGTTGAGTAATTTCAACAGCAGTGAATTCAGAACCCGGAACGCCGTAACTGTCTGGATGAGCTTCAAAATCAAAGCTAACGTTTAAACGGAAACTATCTAATTTGATTACGGCAACGCCAGAATGTTTACCTGTGATTTTGGCAGTTAAGACACCGTAAGTACTTGGTTGAGTCTTAGGGGTAAATAGAGAAGGGGCTTCTTTTGCTTGGAAAGCTGGTTGCAATTGGCAAGCAACTAAAGAACCACCAGAGATTGCAAGAGCAGCCATGCTGACAAATGCAAATGAGTTGAAAGGAGGAGCTTTTACGTTCATAATTGATCTCGCAGTTTTGCAAAAGCACATCGGACCTGGGGAGGGGCGGTGTGCTTTTTTGTTGTCTACGAAATAAATATTAGGTAAACCTAATTATTAAGTCAATAGGTATGCCTAATATTTTATTATTAGGTATACCTTAAGATATTCTATAGATATTGATTTAAACTCCTGCAGATTTTAAATTATTCAAAAATAAATATTGTTTTAGAAAACAAGTAGTTGTTATTTGTCAATATAGAATTTAAAGTTTAAAAATATTAGAATATATTCCTATATTTCTGCAGTTTTTTTAAAATGAATCAATTGATCAATCATAACAATAGTTTAAGAAATACTATTGAACGTACAGATTTAACCTTGTTAGATGCAGCGATTGATTTAGATTCTATTGATCTTGTTTTAAGAGAATGCCTAACTATTGAAGAAATGAGAGAGGCTGGTAGTTTTTTTACTTGGTCAAATTTTGGCTACTGCAACTGTTAAAGCTTTTCCTTCGGCTGTAACTTTTGATTCAATTATTCTTGATCCTACTTGTGGTGCTGGTAATTTACTAATCGAGTGTTCAAGAATGTTGGGAGTAGAGAAAAATTTATCAAGTACACTAAAAAAATGGGGGAAAGTGCTTTGGGGATTTGATATTCATGAATCCTTTATTGAATCTACTAAATTAAGACTTGTCATTGAAGCATTAAGACGTGGTGTAAATAAAGACTGTTCTATTGAGGATGCCTTATCTTTTTTTATTAATATACAAGTAAAAGATGTCTTAACTCTAACTAAAAATGATGTAAGTGAAGTGACACATGCTATTCTTAATCCTCCATTTTCTATTTGGCCTTCGCCAAATAAATATTATTGGAAATCAGGAAAAATTAACGCGGCAGGTATAGTTTTTGATCATTTTTTAAGAATATTCCCCGAAGGTTGCTTTTTTTCAGCTATCTTACCTGATGTCTTGAGATCAGGTAGTAGATATAACTTATTCAGAGATTTTTGCTCTTTGAAGTCAGACGCAATATGTCAAATTTGGGGGCGTTTTAATAAAAAAACAGATGTAGATGTTTTTATACTGTCAGGCAAAATTCTTGATGAGGAAAACAATAAAAAAATTGTTTGGCAGGAGTCCTTTGGTGAATATATTCCTCTTTCTGATAACTTTGAAGTTCGAACTGGACCTTTAGTTGCGTATCGTGATCCAGAGGTAGGACCCGAATATCCATATTTTCATTCAAAAAATACCCCATCATGGCAGATTATAACGCAAGCCAATGAACGTAGAAAATTTAATGGAACAGTTATTTCGCCACCATTTATAATTATTAAGAGAACCTCTAGTCCTGGTGATAAGTACAGAGCTACGGCAAGTTTAATAGATATGAATGAGATGGTGGCAGTAGAGAATCATATGATTATCATTAAGCCTAAAAGTAATTCAATAGGCGAATGTAAAAAATTAATGAAGATCTTAAGATCTAAAAGTACCAATGAATTTTTAAATAGCAGAATAAGATTAAGACATTTAACCGTTCAAGTAATTAAAGATATCCCTTTAAAGAAAGTTTCTTAGGAAACTTTCTTTAAATAATCTTGATTGCTTACCGCATCTCTAATCAAATCTTGAAATATTTGAATCATATCTAAAAGTTCAGTTTCTACCTCATTGTAAGTATCATTTATTTCATCGATTGGTAAAAACTCACCGTGGGCAATACAATTCCTGCAACGTACTAGTTTAGAATCAATAAAATTTTGCTTTAATTCAAAAACTTTTTCATTTAATCCAAGTTGTCTTAAAATATTTAAGACAATTTCATATTTTAAATTAGAGTCTGTATCGATAACTTGACTTTCTTTAATAAGAAAACTTTCATGTCTTGGACTCCGAAAATATTCAAAAATTTCTTTCTGAGATGGAAATTTTTTTATTGAAAAGCCTTGATTAAATTTTTCGTTCAAACTTAGCAGTAAAAAATTATCTTTAAGCTGTTCATAACTATAACCTTTATGATTGAGATAGTTTAAATATGCTAGAGCGCAATGTTTAATATGGCCTTCCCAATGGGAATATAGCAGAACTATTGCCGATCTAATTAGAACATTTCTTTCATGTTTTCGCGCCCCTTGAATTAAAAACTTTAATGTTGTGAATTCTCTTTTTCTCCAGAGAATATCATTATCAATACTGGCTTCTAATTCATAAGAGTTACGAATTTTCATTTTAGAATTTCCTGCCCTATAGTTGACATTAATACCATTCTGTCTAGAGGTCGAACTCTTCTTTCTTGAGAGATTTTAAAATCTTCGTGAGCAGTTAACTCTTTACTTTTATCTTTATACAAATCTATCAATTGCTCATCGTCATATTTACTAGATTTAATGAGGTTGGATAAAGCAACAGACATGGCTTCATAAACTGGTAATGAAATTGCTCCTTCATATTTTCCTTTTGAATGATTAAATTTTTTAAAAGCATCCTCACCTAGAGCCTGATTAGCTATTTTAAAAGTTTTGATGAAAATTCCTTGTTCTTCATCATAGTTAAAGCCACTTTTTTCATCAAAAAGTCTGGTTAACTCAGCATTGAGGTATGGACCTACATCCGAATGTTCTTTACGAGTTGTGCCATCACTATGTCTTTGAACAAAAAAACGAAAAGCTAATTCTTGATCATAGCATTCTTCAGTTTGCTTCTCAGAAATAGGTAATGTATTCAGGAAGTCAGAATTTTTTGCTAGATCTTTTAACCAGAAATAAGCATTTTTATTGTGCATTAATAACATGCAGTTTCGAACTTCTTGATCAGATAGTTTTGAACCACCAGTATTTAGCCTTTGAAAAAGCTCGAATTTTGTATCATTATCACTTTCACGTTTAATAATCTTGATGTCTATTTTTTCACGCTTAAAAATTCGTTTAATTTCTATATCAATCTCTAAATCACGATTAATTGGATTTTCCCAAACTTTATTTTCAAGAGCGGGCAAATATTTAGTTTTTTGTAAAACTAGAGGCTCTTTAACTTTTCCTTCTTCATCTTTTAATTTTCCAAGAAAGGATAAGATTGTAGAAATACGTTGTAAACCATCTACAACATCCCATACGCCATCTTTTCGTTGGGCCACGAAAATCGAGGGTAAAGGAATACCCAATAAAATAGATTCAATTAATTTACTTTTTTGTTCATCTGACCAACGATAAAGTCGTTGAAATTCAGGATGAATATCAAGTTCTCCATCATCATACAGGTTAACAAGTTCACCAATTGACATTGGATAAGAATCCGTATGTACCTGCATACGAGCATTCTCAATTTGTTCTTGTAAAGTAGTCATAATAGTCCCAGTCGTAATGTAATGTTAAATTTATAAAATTATTTAAAATCTCTCATATGTCTTACCACAACACCTATGATTCGAATCTCATGGGTTATTGACGATAATATTGGGAAATCTTTATTCAAAGGTATTAATTCAAATATATCCCTACCATATTCATCATGAGATAAAACACGGTATTTTTTGAAAGTTGCTTCATGTGAACCATTTTGTGCTATTACATAGCTTCCTGGTTTAGGAGCAATAGATGCATCCACAATAAGCATATCACCCTCTTTAAAATCTGGTTCCATGCTATTACCTTGGACTATGACACTAAAAATAGCCTCAGGATTGGAACTTATATAATCTGTATAGGTATAACTATGAGGAGTAGTACCGTCATAAACGACTTCATGCCAGAAACCTGCTTGCACAAAGTCAAGAATAGGAATTTTGTGAAGATTCAAATCTCTAAAAATAACATTTGATAGTTGGTCATCTTCAATATTGTTATTTGTCGGTGAACCATTACCTGTAGCGAGCCAATTAGGATTAACACCTAAAAATTTAGAGGCTTTTAAAAGATTTTCTCCTTCCATAGTTTTTGATTTGCCACTAAGCCAGTCACTAACGGAAGGTGGCTTGACTCCTACAGCACGAGCTAGGTCAACACCCTTAATCTTTTTAGGGGGCAAAACTTCCATGGCATACCTAAGTCGTTCAGCAAGAGTATTCATACAACAATCCTCACAATGTTAGGGAATCCTAACATAAATAAAATTAGGCATTCCTATTGATTTAATATAAGGAATGCCTAATAATTAAAGAAAAATTAGGAGCACGTTATGAATGACGCACAACTTATTGACAAGCTAGGTGGTGTCACAGCGGTAGCAAGACTTTTAGGGATTGCACCGTCATCAGTTAGTGGATGGAAAGCTATTCCCCTTGATAGAAAAATCAGGCTAGCAGTTATTGCCGAAGATCTTGGCTTAACAACACGAAAAGAGCTTTTCCCTGATAACTATCAAGATATTTGGATTGAACTTCGTCCTCAGACGACAAAAAGTAGAAACCTTGGATCATTAATAGCTTAGGACCTAACCATGAGCAAATTATCAGTTGATATATCTGCAAGCGCCAGAAATGGCGTATCCCGCATATTGCATGGTCTTGATATAAGCAATCAAAAAGAGATTGCTGAACAATTAAAAGTTGATCCAAGCACTATTACTCGGCTTAAAACGGATAAGAAAAACAATGGCTTGAATGAAATTGAAATGTTTTGCGAGCTATTGAGTTTACTTGGTTTAAAAGTCGTTCCTAAAGATTATCAGAGCATTGATAAAGAACGTGTTGCTGCACTTTTAGTTATGTCTAAAAGCTGGATGAACCGTATAGAAACGGTGGATGACTTATTTCATGACGAAATCAGTGGTCAAAAAGAAAAGCTTGGATATTAAAAAACCACTACCTGCTGTAACAGGAGTGGTTAGGCATTCAATTGAGGTGGATCAAATGAACACAAACAATTTATCAGAACAACCAATCGAACTCAACTCACCAGATTTTTTAATAGGTGACGTTGTAGTACTTACTAAAGAGTGTCGAAGTTTTAAATCAAACGATTTATTTGAGGTTAAAAATAAAACTTTGACTAGGTTGTGGACTATCAAATCGGAGAATCATTTGATTCTGGTTTCATCAAAAGAAATCCGTACAGCAACAGTAGCAGAGCTCAACGCTAAACGCCGCCTAACAAAAGCTGAGCAAGCATTAGCGGAGGTGTCATGAATAGTCAATTTAAGTATAAACCTGAGTACAAACAGACTCAGGAAATTCAGTCCTTCTTTGATCCAGCGTTAGTGATTCTCAATGAGCTACATGATCGTAACCGTAAAAATCTAAGAGCCAAAGGTTATGACGAAAATAATGCTGCAATAACGCGTGAAGAATTTTCACAAACTATGGCACAGCGTTTTCGCATTAATCAGTGGTTAGCAGGGCAGATCGTTAATAGTTTGGCTAATGCTGACTTGGTTCAAAAATTTGGTGGGTATGTAAAGCCTAAGGTCGGTGTACATGAGTAATTTTGTGCCTAATTCCTTTCAAGTGCCTAATGCATTTGTTGACGAGGTTTTAAATAAAATCTCTGATGCTGCATGCAAAATTTATTTAGTTATTTGCCGTAAAACTCGTGGCTGGAATAAGGAGATGGATTCCATCTCTTTAACTCAATTTGAAGAGATTACAGGGAAGAGTAGACCGACAGTTGTTAAATGCCTTAATGAATTAATTAAAGTTGGTTTAGTCGTGGAACAACCAAGCACAATTCATGGAAATACATTCAAATTAGGTAACGATACTAGCGTTGGTTTAGTGCTTAAATTCCCTAGTAAAAATTTTTTACTACCTGAAATTTATGGCCAAACTAGTAAAAATTCTTTACCACTGCTAGTTAAAAATTTTAACTACACTAGTAAAAATTTTTTACCGCTACTAGTAAAAATTTTTAACACACAAAGTATCACTATCAAAAACAACTCTCAAAGTAATAAAAAAATAAATAAAAAAAGAGAGCCTGTTTCTGAAAAACCTAAATCAGAAAAACCAACTGAATTTAATCCACGTTTAGTTGAACTACCAGCATGTGTAGATCCAGAGCTGTGGAACAATTTTGTTGATATGCGTATCAGCATCAAAAAACCACTTTCTGAAAATGCAGTAAAGCTAATCCTTAAAAAACTTATCTCGTTTGGCCCTTTGGCTAACCAATCACTGGAAAACTCAATTATCGGAAATTATCAGGGTGTATTTGAGCCTCGCCAAAATCAAATTCAGGAAAACCCACAATCTCATAACGTTCCTGAAGAACCGGGTTATTTCACTCAAATGTACGCTGAGAGCAACCGTTCAAACGTGATTGACGTTACGCCAGTGTCACAAGATTTTGGAGGCTATTAATCATGAATGAATTAGCACCATTTGAAAGTTTTTTAAAAGAACTAATTGCGGCTTACAGAACTAAATACGCTGTTCAGTTCAATAAGAATTTTCCAGTAGAGGGGAAAAATGCCGTTCCAATGCAAATCGTTGAACAGCAGCTTGCTAAAGCATTGGTTGGGGTTACACCTAACCAACTTCAAAGAGGCTTAGCGCTATTTTACGCAAGTACAAATACATACATGCCTAACTTCGCTGAATTCCGTGCTATGTGCATGGGTGATGATTGGTGGAGCGCTGAGAAGGCTTGGGTTAAGGCTTGTGAATACACTCAGATCTCTCAACACAAAAAAGTGACATTGCCAGACGGAAGAGAGCAGAACCAAGAAATTACAACCTTGACCAAATTTGTTTTAGACCAAGTTTATTCACTAATCCAAGATGGTGAAATGTACAAAGCCAAAATGGAATTTATCAAAATCTATGATGAATACAAGGCTGAAGCACAACTGAAGGGTAAAACCCAAGCTTGGTACCAAGAACCAATTTTATTAGCTCAGAAAAATGAGCAAAAGGTGCATAAGCCTGTTTCAAATGACGAAGCGCAAAAGCATCTCCAATCATTGATGGAACGTTTAAAAATCAATGGTCGTAAACCTGTACCAGTACAAAAGCTTAAGGCTAAGGAAAAAGAGCCAGAACTCAAACAAGAGCTAGGTCCAGATCCTTTTGACAATCCGCACGAATACGCAGAGATGTGCCGCCGTGAAGGTATGCCAATTCCTAGAAATATTCTTAAGTTAATTGATGGGGCGAATATATGAATAAATTCGAGATTTTAGCGTGGGGTTTACTCATTTCATTTTTTACAGCAGCTATTAGCGGTGCGGTGGTTTGGTGGTGGTTGGCGCGTAAAGAGCTTGATGAGAAAGGAGCCAGCCATGAGTAAATGCCAACACTGTGCAGTTGAAGAGTTAATAAATTCTTACGGCGGTTTTGCAGAAGTTAAGACTCTTTGTGAAAAATTACGAGGCAAATATAACCGCAGTGGGCTATCAAACACTGATTACAACGAGCTACTTCGATTAGAGAAGGCACTTGACCAAGCGAAGAAGTTTAATGCGGAGGGCGCAAAAAATGGACAGTAGATGGATTGAAGCGCAACGCCGTGAAATGGAAAAGCTTATTTCACCAGAGCTAATCAAGTCGAGAGATTTAGCACGTCAAAGTTACTTCGATCAGATGGAAAAAGAAATGGCTGACCACGTATCACGCTCAATTGAACCACTCAGCGGTAAAAAGCAAAGCACTCTGGTTGAACTAAGTGAGTCAATTGAAAAACTGGCTCAGAAGTATAAACAAGATGCTCATTCATCCAGCCTTTTAGGTGATCAGGATAAAGCGCGAGTTTATAACTGCTTTGCTAATCAGTTGGAACATTTGCTTAAAGGTGGTGCTTGATGTCATCAGTCAGCATTGCTGAATACCGCAAGTTATTTCCTATAAAGAAAAATAAAAAGCGGCGTTCAGCAAAGCAAGTTGCCAGACAACCAAGTGTGGGTGAAATGGTTCTGGCAACGCATTTAAGAGCATGCAAGATCGGTTTTGAACAGGAATATAAGTTCCATCCAAAACGCAAATGGAGAGCTGATTTTCTGATTACTGGTACAAAAATTTTGATTGAGGTTGAAGGCGGGATCTGGAGTGGAGGCCGTCATACAAGGGGCAAAGGCTATATAGGGGATATGGAGAAATACAACTCCGCAGCAATGATGGGTTTTACAGTTTTACGGTTCAGCACAGAGCAAGTGAAAGCAGGCGTGGCGATTAAACAAATTGAGCAATTGGTAGGTGAAAAATGAGTGCAGTTTTAAAAACACAACAAATGGATTGGTCTAAATATACTATTGACGGTTGGTTAGAGCAGTTTGGCGCATGGTGTGAAACAGTTAGAATGAAAGGGGGTGATTTGCCAGATGGGCTTCATATCAATCAAATTTACTGGTTGATGCGTGAAGCTGGCAAAGAAGTACAAAAAAGTAATCTTATATTCGATGTGAGATCAGTGATTATGAAGCGGATCAAATTCAAGTCTACTTTTACGAAGTCTATTAAATTCTAGATAAAACAGATTTTACAACTAAGTTTGC